GCTAAGTTTAAGCCAAGAAGCATTAGCTCATAAGATTGGCTGCACTGTATCACTCATTCATAAATGGGAGGCGCATAAGCGTTTGCCTTCTGGATTTATGCTTATGTGTTGGCTGGATGCATTAGAATATGACATCGAAGTCAAAAAAAGGTAGCTCAATTGATTGCATTGCATGTCAAACCACAACCACTTGGTTCGTTGCAATACTTAAAAACAATAGCGCAGCTACTTACGAGAAGCATTGGTATGTCTGCCTTCATTGCTATGAGGAGGACAAATGGCAAACCGTAACAAGAACAAGGGAACTTACCACGAAAAGTGGTTCGTCGACTGGCTTACGAAAGCGAAGATCAAAGCGAAAAGGCAACCCCTCTCAGGCAGCTTGGGAGGAGAGTATAGCGGCGACATCAAGCTCGAACTCTTCGGACAAGAACTGGTGGGAGAAGTAAAGTACAGGGACAAGTCTAACTTCCCTAGCCCATTCACAGTATTAGATAGGCGAGACATTGCCTTCTATAAAAGACGGACAGGAAGTCCGCAAACTCTGGTCATCATGAGCGGTGATCAATTCCTTAAACTTATGGAGAACGCAAATGGAAAATCAAAACAAAATGATAAAAGCTCACCTTGAAAAAGGTAAGCGATTAACATCACTAGAAGCATTAGATTTATTTGGCTGCTTTAGATTATCAGCCAGAATATCTGAGCTAAAAACTTCTGGCTTTCATATAGAAAAAACTATGATTGAACTTCCAAACGGTAAGAAAGTAGCGGAGTATTACAAGCCATGAATAAACCTAAGTCTGTTTATCAAGCTGTTCAAAGTAATGTTTGGGATGCACACATAAACAAAGCCACAAGCTCACCGCATTACGCTAGAGAATACAAGAAGTATAGTTATGTACTCGATGAGTATGAGATTATAGCCAAGCGTATTAAGAATGGTGAGCCTGTTGGTGAGCCATATTTCAAGGGCGAGCAGCGAAAAAAACTATTAGAACTTACTGACATTACTGAAGCCGACCTCAAAAAATATCTTGAGTAAGCTGCAAGTATGCAGTAGTCTAGCCCTCATAATAAAAGGAGAACTCAATGGAGCGTAAAGGTTTCATAGGCGGCAGCGACTGCGTAAAAATTATGAATGGCGACTGGCTTGAGCTATGGCAGATCAAGACTGGTCGCATAGAGCCAGACGACTTGTCTCGCAATATTGCAGTACAACTCGGTAGCTGGACTGAAGACTTCAATCTTGAATGGTTCGAGCATGAGCATGACTGCATACTGTCTGATCAGCAACGTGAGTATGAGTTAGAGATTGGCATAGTGCCAGCCAAGGGTCTGATTGATGCTAAGTGGGGCAGCTTTATAGTAGAAGCCAAGCACACCAATCCATACAAATCTATGGATGATGTCATTGAATATTACATGCCGCAAATACAACTGTACTGCTATCTTGCTAAAGCAGACGGTGCTTATTTCTCAGTAATTTTTGGCAACAGCAAATGGGAGTCAGCGCATGTCTCGTACAACCACAAGTATTTCGATTCTATGTGGGCAGTGGTGTCAGACTTCTGGGGTTACGTTGTACGCGACGAAGAACCAATTGGTATTCAAACGCCAGACATCTCCATTGACAAGGTTGAGGTGGACAACATGGTCAAGCGAGACGCCAGCCGCGACAACCAATTCATTGACGCAGCAATTACCTACATCAACGGTTACGAACATAACCGCGTGTTCGAGAACGCAAAGAAAAATCTTAGAAGCATGGTCGCCAGCAACGAACGAGAAGTTTACTGCGATCAACTCACAATTAAACGAGACAAGCGGGGATCATTAAGGATTACAAAACGATGATTGGGGTCTATGCATTTGTACCAAGAGGTAAATTAAATCCAATGTATATTGGGCATTCTAAAAATGTTCAGAAAAGAATAGGTGAACATTTTAGAAACGATAGACCATTTACTACATTATCATGGATTTTGTATCAGCAATTTCAAAATAAAGAGGAGGCATATCTAAATGAGCAATTTCTAATTCACAAGCACAAGCCTTGGTATAACAAAACAATAAGAAAAGATCGAATTATCCCAACGCCTTGGGAATGCGAAAGCATTGATGATGTATTAACGGGGTATGAAAATCCACCTTGGCGAACACAAAGCCTAGCGATGTCAGCTTACTATAGACACCAAAAAGAACTGTTTAAAAAGGAGAACCAAAAATGACTAATAACCTAGACATCTGGGACAAGCTGGCCTCTTCAGACCCCAAATATCTGAAGAAGGTCAGCTTCGGCAGCCGATCATTCACCGCCATTGACCCACAATACCAAGTCAAAAAGATGACTGAGCAGTTTGGGCCAGTCGGTGAAGGCTGGGGTTGGCACAACACAACAGAGATTGTGCCTGTAAGCAACGGAGACAGCGCTGTGTTAGCGCATGTTACTGTTTGGCATGGTACACCAGCAAATTCATTTGGCCCCTTCACAGGGTGCCGTAAGTTCTTTGATGCAGCTAAAGGTCGTATGGCTGAAGATGCACCGAAGATGGCTATCACTGATGGCCTAACCAAAGCACTGTCGCACATTGGCTGTGATGCTGACATCTTCTTAGGTAAGATGGATGGCAACAAGTATGATCAAGATAGTGGAAACAAGAGCAGTGGCTGGTAGCCACACAACACAGGAGCCAGAAGCATGGCAGAATATGACGACACAAACAGAGGCGCAGCCTTTACACCATTCCCAACGCAGCAAATGATCTTGCAAGGCAAGGTCAACGTCGAGGGCGTAGATTCAAAAGTAGTTCTTGTCAAAGACCAGACCAAAGACGGTCGCGGTATTGTTGAGGTCTATCAGAAAATGGCTGTAATGTTTGATAACGATAAGAAGGGCAATGATGCAGCACCCGATTACTCTGGCCCAGTTGGTGAAGACAAGCGGATTGCTGGGTGGAGACGCATGAAAGATGGTAAACCTTATATGTCTTTTCAAATAAGCAACAAACAACAAGGTCAACAATCTTCGTCCTTGCCAGAAGATAGCATTCCGTTCTAAGCTAGGCTTAGTTCTCCGAGGAGCGTCCTGCCCTCCCTCACAACTGCCCCGCTTAATTAGGTTTCGCACTGTTTAAGTGGGGCTTTTTTTTACCCAAAGGAAACAGCATGGAAACATGGGAAGAAATGACTGAACGTCACAAGAAAGAAAAACTAGAGCTAGTAAAAGCACTGGCACAATCTCGCTGCACTCAAACCCAAGCAGCAAAAATCCTTGACGTAAAGCTATCTGGTCTGAATAATTTCATTCACCGCAACAACATATACTGGCCCGTCATAGAGCAAGGGAGAAGACAATGAAAATACATCGCGCACATGAAGTAGAGTTAGACTTCCTCAAGCGCAGAGTTGATACACTAATCAATGAAGAAAACAAAACTGACCCACATCCAAATGTAAAACAAGATTTGTGGGCAGCGCGTTCTGAACTAAACCAATTCGTAAACAAACTAAGAAGTGAGGGCTATCACATATGACCGAAGAACAATTGCGAGAAGCAATGCTTGCTGATGCCAAGGAAGTCAGAAAAAGAGCAAAGGATCGTGACGGAACAAACATCTATCTAAAGCAAAACTTAGCTAGTAACTACCACATGGGTGGCAGAGACGCCAAGCCAGAAACAAAAGAAATAATTGCTTTAGCTCAGAAAGGTATAGACCGTGAGTCTATATGCAAACGCATGAACTTCAAAGGATATACTCGCAGACAAACCTTAGAAGTCTTGAATCGTCACTCAGAAAAGATTCCAAACTTAAAACATTAACTTAAAGTAAAGGCCATCAATGAATGGCCTTTTTCCTTGGCTTCCTCTTAAATTCACAATCGCCTAAAAAAAGACAAATTAATCATTTTGTTAACGTCAACAAAATGATTGCTAAAGCATTAGCTCAAAGTGAGGGCCATCAATGAATGGCCTTCTACCCTGACCTCTACGCAAATCAATATAAGCATTCATCGCTTCTTCAGCAGTTCCGTCCCAATCAGCAATGCTATCAATATGCCAAGCAGCACCCCAACGGATACGACAACCAACAATACCGGCTGCTTCTCCCATTGCATCAGCCAAGTCATCATATAAATTTAACTCCCAAGATCCACGCCCATTAATATAAGCCATTAAATCAACAGCCAAACCATCTAAATGTTTTGACTTCATAGTTTGACTAGCGCCTTTAGCTACTAATTCTTTCTGTTGCTCTATAGTTCTCATGCCTTGAATAACACCAAAGTCAGTCTTGGTTAAAGTAATAGCCATCTTAACTACAGAAACCAAACGCTCATCAACGCCTTCTAACCTATCAAGGCTGCGTCTACTTAATTTAAACTCACTCATTTTTTTAATCCCTTCATTGTGCGGATACCAAAGCTTGCAGCAATAGAGGCATACATTCCCCACTGCACCCAGAGCGGTGTGGTTTCTAAGTTAGCAAATCCAATAGCCATTACATCCTGCATAGAAGGAATAAAATTCATGCAAAGAATAGCTACAAAAACTATAGTCCATAGCTCATCCTTCCAAGAATCTTTCGATGCTTCTATTGCTGACTGCTCCCAGTCCATTTCACCAGTAGCTTGCTTGAGCTTAATCTCCGCATTAGCCTTCTGGATTGCAGCCTTACCGTCTAAATAACTGGTGGCTAAACCACCAACTGCACCTATAATCTGACCAATCATTTCTCATGTCCTATCCATACTGCGAAAGCACCTGTCATAGCGCCTGTAACCGTCGCTGTAAGCGCGGTAGCTTGCGTGCTAACCTCACCTTGCGGAAGAGACATAAACCATTCTATGACGCGAATATACATAACAGTCATTACCAGCATCATAATCCTTGGCATAATCTTCCAAGCCAATATCTTTTCCATAGCTATAGTCATTATAACTCCTTTAAGAACTCAGTGAATAAATACAAAACAATAAAACCACCAATGCTTAACGTTGCAACAATACCCCATGTTGCATACTTAATAATCTTGGCGATTTGTTTCTGCTTTTCTTCTGCTTCTTTCTTACGTTGAACGCGCATCTTGGCTTCAAAAGCTAAGAAACTATCCCACGTTCCGGGCTTGCCGTACAAACGACAAATACTTTCTAGCTCTTTGCGTTGCTCTTGGATCTTTTGCAAAGCTAAGAACTCATCAAAGTCATCAGCAGATTTGCCCATGACCTTGGAAAACAATCCATCTTTTTTGCGGTTGCCTCTAGCTCTTAGCTCTTCCTCAGAACTCACAAGATTTTTAAGGGGCGCTAGAAAATCTGACACCTCTTTGCCATTGGCAACAAACTTCTTAATCGTGCTGTAAGCAGCATTGGCTGCTGCTAATTCAGCTAACATAATTTATCCCAACATATTTATGCGAAGAAGAAGCGCGATGATAAACGCACTCGTTGCAATCACAACGGCCTCAAGGCGCTTAACCCTGTTAAACAAATCTTTGAACTGGATTTCCATCTCGGTTTTTATAGCCACGATTTCCTTCTCCAATCCATCAATGCGAGTATGTGCTGATTGTACGGTGCGTTTATCCATTGTCTTTACTCTAAGTTTTCTTTCAGTTTAGTCATGAAGAACTCACGACCCCCTTGAAGTTGCATTAAGTTAAACTGAGCACTAGCAATCTTTTGATCCAAAGAACCTATATGATTTATACAAGTCTTTGCCTCGTCTGATAATTGATCCTCAGTGTATTCCACATCGTCAATCGTAATGACCTTTTTGTCTTCAGTCACATTGATCTCCTTTCTAGGTTATTACCAAGGCACTCCCGCCTCAGTAGTTGGATTAGCTATCGCATCAATCTTAGAAGCAATAGCAGCTTCAGTGGCATCCTTATCCACCGATCCATGCACCCAACCCAAGACTACTGTCTCAGTCAAATCAGCGTAAGCAATAAAGTCAGCATCATCTGGATCAGGTGTGTGTGAGGTTGTTCCATAGGAACGTGCAGAGTTTCCATCTGCGTCAGTGCCTAAGCAATACCAGTGAACAGTAATAACACCGTCATCTGATGTATTGCGTTCCATGTTGGCTACTGACCATGTGTATGTGATAGACATAGCGTCTTTCTCCTTTGTTATGCGTCTTCTAGGGCAGTAATCCGTGCCTCTAGTTCTTTGATTGTAGCGACCAAGAGTGGCACTAGTTTGCTTTGGTCAATGCCTTGGTAGACAGGGTTGCTATCCGCATCGACTTCGTTGTGTGTTCCTGTGATTGCTTCTGGCACGACTGATTGAACCTCATGCGCCAAGAAACCATCGACTGTTGTGTCTGCATCCGCAATAAAGTTGAACCGCTTTGGCTCCAGTTGTTTCAGGCGTGTTGTTGCGCCTGTTAGGTCAACTACGTTTTCTTTTAAGCGGTGGTCTGAAGATGTTACATAAGATGTTGACGAGCCATTGGTGCTTATCCCACCAACGCCACCATTGCCATTTCTAAAATGCACATGATAAACAGTTGTCGTAGCAGCGCACTCACTTATTATTGATCCTGCGCCAGTTGCAACACCATCAGCATCAATGTGCAAAACAGCGTTACTACTTGCAATGTTACTGGTGGTTGCTGCAAGTATTCTTCCGCTACTATCAATATGCAACCTAGGATTACCATCCCCATCCGACAGCACGATGTTGTTGCTTGAGGTGCGGATGTCCAAGCCGCCTTGGTTGCCGTCAAACGGACCTAATATGGTATTCTTTGCACCGCTACTAACCCAATAGCCAGAGCCTTGACCTAAAAATGTGTTGCGTGTTCCTGTTGTGCTATAGCCAGCGGTGTGACCAAAAAAAGAACTGCTTGCATTTGTGGTATTACTATATCCCGCCTGATAGCCAACAGCCGTGTTGTAGTTTGCGGTATTAGAGTTTAACGCTTGCTTACCAACGCCGACATTGCCTGTGCCGTTTTCTATTTCAATAGAGCCAGAGAGGTAAAGGTCTTTGAAGCGGTAGTTGCTACTTGTTTGACCTAAATCTACTTGGTTGTCTGCCAATGCCCCATTGTATCTAGGCAAAATGGCGGGAGAACTAAATCGCAAACCTGAGTGATTTGAACTGCTACTATCTATAATTAAGTCGCCACCTTGCGTCCCAATACTCCCCACAGTGGAGCCGTCTTTGCGGAACGTTGCAATAGCACCATCTGAAGTAAGCCTGTTGAGGAATAGCGGATTGCCGCCATCACGAACACCTACAAGTGTACCGTCTGGATTTATCTCACCGCCAACCGTACTTGTGGACGCACTCGTCTTACCCACCAGCAAGTTACCGCTCGCATCGAGGCGCATTGTCTCATCTGAACCACCAACATTTGTAAAAATAAGGTCAGCGGCAGAAGAAGACGAAGTTGCAGTACCGCTTTGTATATAGTTCACGCCGCCCGTAGAAACAAACCGCATAGCAGAGTTACTGCTGGTAATGAACTGCTCACCGTAAGACCCACCGTGAATGTGCAAAGCCCCTGCTGGGCTGCTAGTCCCAATCCCCAAACTCTCAGCACTCGCATCCCAGAAGAACTTTGCCGTGGTGCCAGTATCCTCGTAAAAACTGATGTCGCCGTTGTCAGAAAATAATGCAATGGACTTGCCGCCAGTGCTAGTGCTATCAGTACCAACTCTGAATACTTTACCTGTTTCATTGTTATTACTATCAATGTTTAAGTAAATACTTTCATCAGAATTAATTACACCGTTTGCGCCACCCTCTCCACCTATCGTTAAAGTGGTGTTAGATAAGGAAGCAAAATTATTAACCGTCAAAGTACCCGTGATGTCTACGCCTGTGCTGGTGGTTTCTAGCTTGGGAGCGTTATCATGGTAGATTGTTACACTACCATCAGCCACAGCACCTAAGTAATTTTCATTAGCAGAGCTACGAAGAAACAAGTTTGTGCCACGAAGGATAAGCCCACCAGTGCCTTGGTCATCTACAAATGAACCATACCCATCATGGTAAATCTGTAGGTCAGACCCAGCGCCAAAGATAGCTTTGTCGTTGTCGCCGAAAGACATATCAGCAGATACAGAAATACCACCAGCACCAGCTATACGCATTCTTTCTGTAGTTGAGCCAGATGTGCCTGTCTTAAATATTATATCACTACTACTAGATGTTATGGTCATATTACTAGAGCTATTAGTAATAAACATTCCATCATTAGATGTTAGTGAAAGCGTGTGACCTGTGTTAGTCGCTCCAATGCTTAAATTTCCTGATGCAGAAATATAAGAAAAATCATTTGAATCATCATAACGCAATAAAAGTCTATCAGTATTACTGCCATCGCCCCTGATAGCTACAAAAGGACTAGAATCCCCCTCAAGAATAATGTTTGCGCTTGCTGATGCAGTTGTTGCACTAATCTTTAACGGATCATTGGTAGATATAATATTACCAGCTACCTCAATTCCATCAGGTTCAATCTTAAAAATAATATTTGTTGCAGCAGCACTAGCACCATCGCTTACACCAAAATGTAAAGCACCCGTTCTTGCTGTATCACTGTCAAGACCATTAATAATTCTAGGACGAATGGTCGAGTATTTGTGATATGCTGTGTTTGTTTTTTGCCCATAGAAATTAACGCCACCCGTATATGCAGCAACTCCATCAGCAACAGCAGTTGAGTCATATAAACTAAAGTTAGGATTCGGCCCTTGTATGCGAACATCATCGCCGCCCGTATCAGTATTACCAATCTGAACATAAGCCGATGTGCCGTTAATAGCATTGCCGTAAACAAACAACTCACTGTCAACATCAACAACGCCATCACCATTGCAGCGAAGGTTAATGTTTCCATCAGTATCTGTTGAGCTAATTGTATTGCCATCAATAGTAATGTTATCAACATTAAGTTCAGTAGCCCCAACAGTGGCTAATACAGAAGTACCCGCTGGCTCTAAGTAATAGCTAGTATCATCAGCATCCTTATACTTCTGGGCTTCTACGCCTTCAGAGCCGTATAGCTTTACAAAGTTTGAACCAGCTTCAATGCGTACATAACTGCCAGCACTTGGGCTGTCGTATGTATGAAAGATCTGAGTGGGTAAATTACCTTCTTGCGACTTAATAAATGTCTGATCGTTTGAATCCTTTAAACCAAACACATTGTTTTGAGAGGCAACAATGCCACCGCGAAATACACCAGATCCAGTGCCAGTAATAAATCTTAGCTGAGCAGATCCAGTATCTTCAGCTTGCAAGTTAAGAATGCTGTCATCACCATCTGAGGGATACAAGGAAACATTCTCTGTAAAATGTAGCTTCTGCGCGTTCTCAATATCATTGTCGCCAATATCAACATCTTTGTTGAAGGTCATAGCGCCAGTTAAATGAACGTATGTAAGCGTAGCGCTTGCGCCATCTATTGTAATACCAGCGCCATCAGCAGCTAAACTACTAGCAGCACCAGAGGCTAAAACAATATTCTTATCATCAACAGTAAGCGTTGTTGAGTTAATAGTTGTTGTCGTTCCATCAACAGTTAAGTTACCAGACACAACCAACTCACCAGCAATAGTAACATCAGCACCATCAAACGTAGTGTTAAGCGTTCCTGTGCCTGTGCCAGTGTAGAGCTTAATTGTATTTGCAGTATTTATATTTAAGTAACCGCGCTGAACTCCATCATCCTTTAGCGGAATAGTACCACCACCAGTATCAAGCTCTAACGGACCACCGTCACTTTTAAGAATAAGATCAGATGATGTGCCGCCAAGATGATTTGATTGTATTACAGAATACGTTGTTGCTGTGGTTGTATTGATAAAACGAACTTCTTGAGAAATAGAAGTAAACGCAAAGTCTAATGCCGTTGTTCCAGCACGCTGCATATACAAGCTACTTGATGCCGGAATGTTTATTTCAACATCAGCAGTAGGCGCTAAGATTAAGCTGCCCGTTGTAGAGCTAACTGTATTCCCATCAATACGAACGTTATCAATGTCTAGCCGCTCAAGCGTAAGAAAGCTTAAATCAACAACAGAGTTAATAGCTGCATTACCATTGCTATCGAAGCTAAGAAAGCCATTGGCTCTATCTGCTGCTTTGGGAATAACAAGACTTGTGCCAACATCAGTTGGATCTGTAATAGGTGCAGTCAGCGCACGAACAGATCGCATTTTGTTGTCAGCCGCAATAGCTGTAAGCGTGTCGAGTTGAGTATTTAAAGCTGCTCGGTTTATATCTGACCCTGCTGAGAAATCAGTTACCCGCTCAATAGGTATATTTCTTGCAATAACAACCTGACTGCCGCCAGTTATACCTGTTACTGGCTGTATGCCTGATGATACCGTATTAAATGTTGCTGTACCTGTAGACCCCTCACCGCCAGTAATAGTGTAGTTACCATCACCAGATCCCTGAGTTTTTATTATGCCATCTACATACAGCTGTACTTCGTCGTCATCAAAGAACTCAAAAGTAATTGAGAATGTTGTTTGCGTTGCGCCTTCGGCAACGGTGTAAACAACGTGGGGATTATTATTTGCAACATTTATAGACATAGCTCACCTCTCTAGCTTCTTTTCTCACAAAGAAGCTAAGAGATTCAATGCACAAATAGTCTAGTACAAATCACTGCGCCCAAGCGCGAGTAATCTGATTAATGTCATCTTTTAAAAACCACATTCTAGCAAACGGCAAGTTCCTAACTACTTGTTTGCCGCCTTCTCCATACTCACCATTAGCAAATTGATACATTCCAGAAATAGTATCAGCAGCCCAAGATGGCCCAGCACCAGCAAGACCAGTTAATGCATCAATAGCATTTGGTTCTTGCGGAAACTTAGGTGATATAAGGCCATTAGTAATATTAGGCCCACCAAGAGCCAAAGAAGTATGCAAAGAAGTGTAAAGAATATCTGAGTATAATGCCATTACGCCACTCATATCAAAACTTCTAGCAAATCTATCACGCCAACCCATTTCTTCCCAAGCAAAATCAGGAGTGCGAATAGACAATGACATATAAGCTAATCCCATAGATGCAGTAATACCTAACATTCTATTCTTAATTTGCCCTTGAGCTAATGCGCCTATAGTCTTGTTTACGTTAGCTAGCATGTAACTATAAAACTGAAATGGCAAGCCAACAAAACCGTTTTCAATTCTAGTATATCCTTTAAACTTTGGGTCTTCTTTAAATCCAAATGACCTACCTATATGCGCTGGAATATAAACCACACCATCAGTAATGATTGGCTTGTCAGCAGGGGTCGCAGACATAATTGTATTTAACACACCGCTGTTAAGTGCAGTGCGAAACTTTAATACCGTTTCTTCATTAATAATTGACTGAGCCTTATGTTGCTCCATAGCTATTTTATTAATTCTATTTTCATACTGAGCTTTGCTCTCACCAGCTTTCTGCAGAAAGTTTGTATGAGCAATCTCATGAAGCATAATAAAATTAGAAAATGCTTTAGGTGTTGGAAAGGCATCTTCTGGAAGTGGGTTTACACCTTTAACTCTTGGCTTAGTCCAAGCTTTATCTTGATACATTGGCCCTTCAATGTAATCTATATCTGCAAAAATAGTTTTCTTTTTCTTATCGTAATAAGCGGGTATGTATCTGTCGCCTCTTGTTTTTCCAACAGGTGTGCCATCTTCATTTATAGTTACAATGCGAGCATCAGTTTGTGGAAAGCTAAGGTTATCAACCCATTCATCTGTATTAGCCATATACAGGCCATTATCTGTTTTGCGCCAAGGTGCATTAGCAATTTGCTTGGCGTCTTCTGCGCCAATCCCATAGCGAGACAGCCACGTTAGCTCTTGTGGTGTAAGCTCAGTGTACCGAATTGAGTAATCAATAATAGTATGAGCATCAACAATACCAGCAAGCTGCTTGGCTATTGTAGTCATAGGTGCAAGCCCGTTCATAATGTAAAATGCATTACGAGCATTACTAAGAAAATCACTAGCATCTACGTTATTGGAAAGATCTTCCATAAGCCGCATATGCGCAGAACCACGAAGAATATCTATAGCCTCACCAGCATACCTAATCTCATTAGCAGTTAGATTAACTGTGTTTTTATCCATAATCGCTTGAATGCCTTTTATAACATTTTCAGCATCATGCTCCATAACAATGCGCCCAAAGTCAGGCAGTGCAGCTAAACCAGCAGAACCCATATAACTAAATGAAGCGGCTTCTCTAAGAATAAACGCAGCCTTCTGACTCAAGCTATCTGGATTTCTAATAACTGCACCAGCAGTACGCTCGTACATGTGTAGATAATCTCTACGCATTTTGTTTATGTCTTTCTCAGAAAAACCTTTAGCAATCATTTCTGATTCTAAATCAAACAAAACACCATCAACATCCTGACCAAATGCTTTTGCATACTCATAACGCGGCTCAATGCGAGTAGCGTATGTTTTCATTACAGCAAGCGGATCAGTAACCATAAAATCAGTTACAAGTTTATTAGGTATATCTAATTCTCTATGGCGAAAATGCTTAGAACGACCAACACCAAAGCCAATGTTATCTACGTTAGTAGGGTCTTGCTCACCAAGTATACGATCTATTGTTAAATCAACGCGCTCTTGAATCTTAGAAGGCTCAGAAGATAATTCAGTCTTAACATATGTAGATGTTTTAGGGTCAAACTCATAAATAAACGGGTTCTGCTTATACCAGTTATAAAGAATCTGAGAAAACTCATTACGATTTTTTTTGATTGCAGATTGGCTCCAAAACCTTGGAAAAAACACATCTTCATTAGCAGGGTTAATCTTAACTTCTTCTAAGCCCTGCAATGTTTGACGCTCTACGGCTAGCTTACCGCCTATGCGATCAAGCTCACCTTTAATTCTATTAGCTTCAAGTTGACTGCGAGTAGTTTTTTTTCTTTCTGCTCTAGCTAGTCGTGCATTTAGATCTTCGATCTTTGCTTCAAAGTTTTCTATACGGCGAGACACGCCCTTAGCTGTACCTATAAGACCTACATCTTCTAAACGCTCACCAGCATCCTTAAAGTATTTGTTTATAACCCCAATCGCTTTGCGCTCATTGTCAGTAAGATCTTCTATGTTTTTAATTCTTTTTTCGCTAACTGTAGTTAGCCACTTTCGATAAGTATTTTCAGAGCGAGAAGCACGACGAACAATATCCGTTACGTTAATATCAAGCCTACTAATATTAGCTGCACCAGTTTCCGCTGTCCAAAGCTTTATCATTTCGTCATGCGCTCTTACCCACTTACCATTGGATACCGCTGCTCTTTGAGCAACTGACTGCGGAGAAGCCAAGCCAACAGAGTTTAATGCTAGAGTAATGCCGCTATCTCCAAAGCTACGCACAGTCGCTTCTTTAATTGCTGACGGATATTTTGATTGTAGCAAACGTTTGACTGGTGTGGTGACCGCTTTGTAAAGAAAACTGTCAGTGTAGAGCGTATTCATAATTCTATACGGATCTGTAAGATCTATGTTCCTAGCTTCTAGCTCACGAATGCCCTGCTCGTTTTTAAACTGCTGTGCGTAAGCCCTTTGCTCTTGCGCTCTAGCTTCAAACTGAGCAGCCTCTGATCTGCCCTCATAAGCAATAGCATCTGCTTCTGAGCGAGCAGCAGAAGACTCAAACATATCTAGTTGTGCTTGCAAGTATTCATCGCTGTCATTGCCAAATCTACGCTCTGCTCTTGGCACACTAATCTGTTCTGTTGTAACGCCCTCTAATCTATCTAGGCGCTTAATCATATCAAATTCTTCTTGAATACCCTGCTTTGTCTTTGCATAAGCCTTAGCGTTTACACCACCAAAGCCAGCTCCAAAGCCAGCACCAAACATGCCAGCAGATAATACATTTATTGCGCCCTCTTCGGCTGTCTGCAAAGGATCAGACTGCCTAGTTAGCTCTAAGCCTAGTTCTAATGCAGCAGTACCAGCGCCAACGCGCAGAGCAGAACGACCTACTCCAACAGCAGGGCCACCAAAAGGAAGAGCAACGAGATTAATAGGATCAAATAAACCAGCACCAAGTTGAGAAAGAATAGATGAGTTTTGAAGAACCTGTCGCCTAGATATTGAGTCTTCTATATCTTGCTTTAGTTTTGCCATGTGCTGTGGACTAACAGCGTGATTAAGATCAGTTGCAAATAATTCATAACCTTCTAAGTCTTGTCGCCAGTCATATCCCTTTTGAGGATTGTAACGAAAGGAATTAGTAAGAGTATTATATAAAGGAGCATAACTGTAACCAAGAGAGGCACCAAGCGTATCAAGAAATGATGGATCTGGCTGTTCAACTACACCTTGCGCAAAATACCCTGCACGAAAGCTATTTGGATCTACTACCATTTAATCCTCGACGCCATTAATAATACTAATCATTGATTTTAGGTCTACTTCAAGCTGTCTAGCCAAGGGATTTTTGTCTCGTTTTATTATTGATAGCATACTGCTTAAAGCTATTAATGATTGATTAAATGGAACTTCACCAATCCTGCTGTAAGACCTAAGCATTGCTGGCTTAACTGAACTAAGAGATTTGTATTTATCAACATCAACAATAGTTTTTAATTCATCTATTGCCTCTTGCTGGGTAAACTTTTTCTGAGCAATCTGAGCTTTATACTCTACTCCAAATCCCAATCTTTCTTGGACGGCTCGACCAAGTTTAGTTCTTTCTGCTATAACTGACGCCTTGCTAGGTTGAGCGGCTTCTTCTGTAGCAATATCTACTTGCTCTTGTTCAGCAGCTTTCATTCTTTTTTCTTTAGCAGCAGCAAACAAAGGTTCATTTGTAGAAAAGAATGCAGGAACAATAACAGCTTCTTCTGTATCAGGCTCAAGCTGCATAGAAACTTCTTGCAAGTCTCGCCCACCAGTTTCATTCTCAATTACAACTCCATAAGTCATGCCGCTATCTTCATCATTGTACCCAACAGGCGTTAGCTTAAACTCAACAGAGTTCCAATCTATATCTTTATTGGGAGAGTTTTGCGCTAAGGAAGAGCGAATATAGTCCATAAATGCTTGCTCATTGCCTTTGGCTGTAACAGACAACGGGTACAGCGTTTGACTAGAGCCAGACAAAGTAATGATTCGATCATCCTCAACAAAGTTCTTATCTATATCAGACTGAAGAGCAGATATTAAATCATCAGTAGACTCAGGTTTAATTTCACCAGCGTTCTTAAAGTAATGCATTCTTGTTTTAGCAAGCAATCTACCTAATAAGTTTGAATTAAAACTAGTTTCTAGAAAATTCTTAACAACAAATTCTCTAGCGTCCTTTACACCTTCACCCTTAAAGTAATCATCCATCTTTTCTTTAAGTGCAGGATTACTCATAGTCATTTTTAGTTTTTGCATGTGAAGCACTAAAGCGGAAGGATCATTATTTATTTGAGCAAACGCAACAGCTTCATCCATTAATACTCTTTGATCTTTAGATAGAGAGTTTGCTCCTCCAGATTGTACTGGCACCCCTTGATCTGTCTGATACTCAGAAGATTTTGCGTAAGTCATTATAATTCTTTTGACTTCATCTTCCTGAGAAATGTTTCCGTTAAGAAATGCATCAATAGTATCTACTTGAGCTTGAGGCCAGATAGAATGAGATGTTTGAGAAACCATTGCGGTTAATTGAGCATACTCAGGATCATTATACTTTGGGTTACGAAAAAAGTCGTCAGGTATTCTCAGAAGCTTTTGAAAAAGAATACGATCATCTTCAGTTGTTTCTCCAAGAGTGCCATCAAAAGCATCTCGCAGAAGCTTATCGTCAGAAGCAATCTTTACATTAAGCTTGTAACGTCGTTTTGCTCCTTCGCTATATCTGTCTACAGATGCACTATATGAAGACGGATCATCAAAAGACTGTCTGGCCTTATCTATTATAGATTTTCTTTGAGGACTAACAAGATTGTTAGGGTCAACTCCATCCCTAGCATAAAGCGCAGCAGCTTCTATTGCTTTAGGATTAGTCATGCCACTAAACGCAAATCGAACAAAAGCTTCTGAAGTTTTATTTGCTAAAGCGCTTTGAAACTTTTCTTTATCACCATCTTGAAGTTCAGTTTTATTTAGTTCGTCTATTGAATTCCCTCTAATTATCTCAATTTCCTCAACACTTTCTGCTGAGAATAAATTAGGAAATGTTCTTCCCTTAAGGTAATCGTCATAATAAAGAGCATTATCTGTTTTTCTTTGAAATTCTGAAAAACGAGTTTCATCTCTTACACCTTCTGCATATGATATAGCTTCAGTTAAGAATTGAGGATTTTGACTATTTCTTGCCATATCAGTTAAAATAACTGCTAAAGGCTGTGAGGCTTCATTAACTTTGTTTAAATTATCGTCAGTTGGATTTCTTAAATAATTTTGAATATTAACAACATCTTCTACTGAAGTCGCTTCAGCAAGCAGGTTATTAATTACTCCATCTTTAACAATATTTAATCTTCTAAAAGATCCAGCTGTAGCGGCTTCTATTTGTCCTTGAGATGCGCCTGAATCTATTAAGTTAATTTGCGTCTGCAAATCTGTCATATAGTTAGAAACCGCATCTGATGCTGTTCCAGCAACATCTGAATTAGCGCCAGTAATTATATTAAAGTAGTCACTATTAGCTTTAGATTTATTATCTGAATCATCTGCAATACGTTTACGTGTTGCTATTTCAGCAGTAAGTCTAGTTTGATTTAAACCATCTTCTAGAAGCTCAGTAGCAAAAGCAGAGAATGATTCTGTAAAAGTTGCACCCTCAGCACTAAGAGATTTAAATGTATTCTCAAAGCCTTTGCCCTTAAGACCTGATAGATCACCGCTATCTATAGCATTTAAAGCAGCTTCAAGATCAAAGCGTGAGCTACCATTCTTTATTGCTTGTCTTAACTCGTATCTAAACTGCCCTCTAACCTTTGCAAGCTGTCTATTCTTAGCGTTGCCAATAGTTGCATTTGAAAGAATAGTGCCAGCAGCAACATTATCCGCATCCATCTTTTGAGCAGATTCTATTAAATTATCACCAGTAGTATTATCACCAGCAGCAAATGCATCTTCAATATTAAGAGAAGCTTCAGAGTTGTTGAACTCATAAAGAATTTCATCATTACGTTCTTGTCTAGCAATAGCTTGAGATTGAAGCGCTCTATATTTTTGAGATTGAATGGCATTACCAATTCTTAGAATCTCGTTTTTAAATACAGTAGACTCTTCTACATTTGACATCTCAGCAATGTAATCAGACATAGCTGTATTAAATGCTTCTGGGCTTTTTCTATTCTCAAGAGCAAGTTCTTTAGATTTGTCCTCAATTTCTGTTGCAATCTCTTGCTCAAAACGAGAAAGCAAAACACTTTGATAAGCTTTTAAAGCATAACGACCCATTCCTTTTGGCCCATTATATGCTGCTGGCCTTCCAGTTTCCGGATCAAGTGCTGTTATTTCAGAAGCCTCTAAGGCTTGAGCCGAATCAATACCAGCTTGCTTTGCATCTTCAACAGATCTACGAAACAAGTATTGCTGCGCTTGATTGGCACTTCTTGCAACTTGCTCACCTATAATCTGACCAGCCGAAGATGATCTGGCTACACCAATAGGCCCAATTTTAAATTGTCTAGCTTCTCTAATAACAGCCATGTTTTTATCCTATGCTGTAGTATCTTTATAGTCAGCAGTTGCTTGAGCTATTGTAGTAAATGCAGAAATAGTTGCAGACTGTCTTCTGGCTCTACCTTCTATTCTTGTAGTAGTCGCTTGTTGTTGCAATTTCATTTGCTCAAAAAAACCCATTAAATCAGATCTCTGTGTATCTTGAAGGGCAACTTCTTTTTGTCGATTTAAAAAAGCAGATACTGATTTATCAGATTGAACATCTCTACCCATTGCAGAAAATGCAGCTATATTTGCTTTTGCATTATATCTATATTGCTCAAGTCTATCGTTATGACGTTGTAAAGTTTCAACTTTAGCTAATTCTTTTTGAGTTTCTATATTAAAAGCATCAAGCCTTGCTGACTGTTCGGCAGCTTGACCCGCTGCAATCTGACCTACTGCTGACAATCCAGCTGCACCCGCTGCAAGTATTTGCCACATTAAACTACTAGCTCCGCTACTAATCCATTAACCTGTAATGGCAATGGATGATCTTGTTCTATTGTTATTTGTGCTGTTCGATTATATCCCAACAGGCGAAACTCTTTCTTGCCGCTAAATGCTGACGTAGTAACCAATGGTCTTGAATTAACCTTAGCTGATCTAGTGTTTTTAAAATCAACTACAATGTTAGTTAGCCCTCTAATCTCACCAGTCGCAGGGCCATTGCCCATCGAGGCATCAATCGGATTGGTAATAATCTTAGAGGTAAATGCAGACCCAATGTAAGCTGTAGTATAGTTAAACGCTGAGTAAGCAGACAAATCAATTACATTCCCAGATATAGTAAACGTACCTAAATGAGAAAGCTGTGTATCGTCAGCATCCTTAGCCAACACAGTTACTGTATCTCCATTGCCCCAAGGTTGATTCGCTACAGAACTTACATCAATCTGATTGCTGGTAATAGAAAACTCTCTCCAGCCATCTAAGCCAATTTCAAAGTCTGTCGTGTTTTCAAAGCTACCATAATAATAATACCCATCAGAATCTTTGATCGTAGCATAGATAACATTACCAAGTGCAGTCACAGCATCAAACGATCCAAAGTCGCTAGAGATCTTTGTCCAAGAGGCTCTCTTCTCAGCCCTGTTTGAGTTAAACAAAGCTATCGTTCCGTCAGCCATAACAAAGGCAGCATAGCTTTCAGATGTATCAAAGCTTGAGTTCGATACCGCCATATCTATTGGGCTATTGATTAAATGGTTAGCAATTGTTGAGATAGCAGTAGAAGTATAAGCGCTCTCATTATCAGTAAACAAATATTCCCTAACCGTCCTACCACCACGTTCTACAAACAAAGTCGCACCGTCTATCGGAGTGGGAGTCACAAACTCACACCCGTATGGTGTCTGCTTTCGTATCTGTAGATTAGTTGGAGTAAGCGGTTGGTTTTGAAATGTAGGTATGTAAAGCTCCGCTGAGCCAGTAAAGATCTGCAAGTCACGGTTAGAAACCAAATACCTAATTGGATTTATTTCTCCAAGCGCAGCAGTAACTTGTATTGCATCATCATCAGCTGCATCTCCAACATCAAAGTTAAAGAAGCTTCCAATCTTACTAAAGTAAATAGAATCTGGTTCTGTTAATGTGCCAGCAAATACTAATCTATTCTGATGAAAAGTAACTGCCGCTGGATAGCCACGAACAGCAGACCAAGACTGTTCGTCAAAGTTAGGACTAGGTGCATGAGAAGAAATCTGTACGCTACCACCACCATCTTCTGAAAGATTTGCATTAGCACCAGCAGTAAAGCTATAGGTGTTTTCATCTATAATATCAGAATCAATTGTTCTTGATCCATTTATTTGAGTAGCATTTATACCGCCAACAGCTACTGCATTAGAAATAACAATGGCCTCACCGCCCTGAAAGCCGTGATTAATATGCGTAACTTCAACAGTTGCGCTGCCATCAGTAGTTCTCAATGGGTTTGCTACACTAAGCCTTACATCTAAAGTTTCATGCACATTGCCAGTGGCTTGCGTAGAAGACTGAACGCTAGTGATTGTTATTTCATCTCCATGGTATCTTATAATTGTACCAACGTGTTTTGAGTCTAAATAATCACCACCTGTTTGTGAGCCTGTGGTATCAAAGTAAGCAGCGCTTGTTGTAAGCGTAATTCCATTGCCGCTAGTAGCGCTAGGATCAAGCGTAACACCGCTATCTTGAAACGTAGAGTAAGGCTGAAAAGTAACTTTGTTATCTGCTCTTTGACTAAACGAAAACACACTAACCTCAAAGTCAAACTGTCCACTTTGAGTAGTGCTTGCCTTTCTTGTTAGGATTCTAGGCGCAAACTTATTATGGCAAATAATAACAATATCGCCATATCTGGTAATGTTATACTCATGCAAATCATCTTCATCAAACGGAAGCGCATCTCCATCAACATCTTGAGTAAGTATCTGAGCACCAAGTGTGTTTGTAGTAAAGGGAAAAGCTATATAGCCATGCCCAATACCAATAACATATCTATTAGTATCATCGCTTAAACTATTAGAAACTGTAACAGGCTCACCAGTTACCCAAGAAAAAAGCCTAATCTTTTTATCAATTGCAGCGCCAGTAACAAAGTTTGCTCTTTTCCCATACTTAAAGCCGTGCCTTCTCTTAACGCCGCCCTCAGGAAGAACAATCATATTCTGTAAGCTTTGAGCAGACGCAGAATAAACAGCAGAATCAGTCCTCATTAAAAGAGAATCACTGATTTCACCATACTGAAAGCTGTTAATGGGTACTCTGACTTTCTGCATTAACTTCGCCTTTCAGCAATAAACCTCGATGTGTTTAGCTTTTTAGTTGTTTGCTGTTGTGAATCCAGCCTTCTAGCTCTCATCATATGGAACTGCGCTCGCTCATCCATCATCTGAGCAAGCTGTGAATCCCTAGCAACAGAAACAGCAAGTATCCCAGCCATCATATATTCTACAGCAATAGTAAAGAACGGAGGCCAGTCAGCTTCACTAGCCCTAAATGTATGATCGCAGATTAAAGTGTCTGTGGCGACTGCATCGCAGTAAGCCATGTCAGCATAAATATCGTACTTAATTGGATACTCATTAACAGTTATAGCGTGAACCATTAATGATGTGGACGGTATTTGATAAGCTGCATCCCAGCGTCCATCAGGAACAGCAGCAAGTCGCACCAGTGTGCTTTGAGTAGTCGCAAAACCCCAGCGCATACTGGTGAGCGCAGCAGTAGCTGTATCTTCATACATAGCATCTACGACAGCAGACTCAGCAGTGCCATCCGTAAATGATTGAATCTCGTTGCCCCCCATAAGAACAGAAGCACGAGAACATACTTTAATAGAAGTGTTAGCTACATCAGGCATAGTAGTATGGGGGCCGAAGCCCCCATCCCCTTAGTTGTTATCAAGAACTTCAAAGACACCATCGTCATCAATAACAACAGCACCCATAGACATCATTGATGTTGCCAAGTGTGAAACCTTTTGCGGTACATAGTTTACTTCAGTTTGAACATCAGCATTAATGCCAAGCCCAACAGCAGAAGTATGGTACGCAAAGTTTTTCCCACCAGCTACAGCAGATGTAGAGAAGATCTTAAAGCCTAAGAACTCTTTCATTGTCATCCCACCTGCGAATGGCAGGTTTTGTGGGCCAACATAATCAGAGCTTGCAAACTCATTAATAGCAAACAAATCAGCAAAACCAGCAGGAGACATTGCTAAGTAGCGCTGTCCGTCTTCTGGAATGTCTTCTGCACCAAATGTTGAGAACAGGGTCAACAAGTCAGCTTTTTCAAGAGCAGAACCAGTGTCATGGATTTGAGTAGAGTTAGCACCCGCGTCCATTGCTGTAATCAAGATTTCATCAGTCTTGCGACCAAGAGCAGCAGCAGCAGATTGCGCTACAGCTTGACGCTCATTAATGTTAATCTTCAACTCGTCCAGCTTGTCAATGTACTCTGGTGCATAGAAGTCAGCCATAGTGGCCTCGACATTTGTATGCACAAGTTCCATTGCAGTTACATCGCCGTTACGCGCTTTAGTGTTTGCAGCGCCTTTTCCAATTACTTGGAATCGAGCAACCGAGCCAGACACATTGCTTGAGCGAACAGTATTCCGTAGTTTGGAACCCATACGCTGATAAGCCATGTGAACTTCTGTCTCGAACTGCTTGATAAAGGCTTGGTCAATAGTATTAGCCATTTTT